GGCGATCCGTGGGACCAAGTTCCGATCGGCGCGGCCAACTCTCGCGATCCTCGACGACATCGAAGACCGGGAAGCGGCGGCCAGCGAAACGATGATAGCCAAGAACGAGGAAATCATCGAACAAGACATCGGCGGGCTCGGGCAGTCCTCTGAGCGGATCCCTCGGGTGATGCTTTGCACGATCCAGAATCGCAAGTGTATCGCCTTCAAATACACAGACCCCAAGCAGAAACCATCTTGGAGGGGCAAGCGATACCGCAAGCTCGTGACCAAGCCGGATCGAATGGATTTGATCGAGCAGTACATCGACCTCCGCAAGGGACGAAAAGCCGACGACCCAGACGCCCGGGAAGCATTCCAATTCTACCGCGACAATCAAGCCGAGATCGAACGCGGGGCGGTAGTAAGCAACCAGGCCAGCTATTCCAAAAAGACTCACCTAGACGGCGAGCCGATGGAGCTTTCGGCGGTTCACAGCTACTTCAATCGCGTTGCCGACCGTGGCCAAAAAGCGGTTTCGACCGAAGACGACAACGACCCGCCAGAGGAAGCCGGGCCAATGGGACTGGGCATTACTCCGGCTCTTGTCGAGTCGAGGATAAGCGGCTTGGTCCGAAGGCAACTGCCAGCCAATACCGTGGCCCTGACAGCGGCGATCGACTTGGGCAAGTATTACCTCCATTGGGTTGTCACGGCGTGGTGGCATGGGGCTGGGGGCATCGTAGCGGACTATGGAATCCAGCAAGTCTACGGGACCGACAAAAGCATGGATCACGAGGCTAGCGAGCCGATGATTTATCAGGCCTTGCTAACGCTTCGGGATGAGCTTCTGCAGAAGGAATTCATCGACACAACTGGAACGCGCAGGGCAATCGACTTTTGCCTAGTTGACTCAGGGGCGTTTACCAATGCGGCTTACTCATTCTGCCGTGAAGTCGGCGGCATCTTCCACCCATCGAAGGGGCAAGACCCATACCATCGAAAAGCCAAGTCTAGTTCGGTGACAATCGCAGGGGCTAACCTTCACGCTCAAAAGCTTCCGTCGTCGAATGTTTGGCTCTACGAGCTAGATACCAGCTACTGGAAGCAATTCATCCATGAGCGATTCCTAACGCCGACTTTTGACGATGCGAACATGCTTCGGCGCGGGTCGCTTTCGGTGTTTAGCCTCGAAGACGAAAAGCGGCATTCGCAGTACGCTCAGCATATTGCAGCCGAAGAACTAGTAACCAAGTTCACTGAGGGCAAAGGAGCTAAAACCTATTGGAATGTCCGGGACAGCAATAATCACTGGCTCGATGCAACTTACATGGCAGCGGCGGGCTCCGAAGCTTGCGGCGTAAAGTTGATAGCCCCAAGCGAAATCGAGGTAGCCCCAAAGCATATCGGCGATGAGCCGAAACAAGCCAAGCCTGTCCAGCAAGCCTACAGGCACGGGCAGCAACGATTTAGGCGGCGTGAAGGCGGATGGATTCCCAAGAGAAGAGGATGATATGAGCAAGAAAACCAGCAAGCTAAAAACCAATTTGACCTGGGAAGAGCGACACGGGCCAGCGGTGGCGGTTCGTGTAACTCACGATCCATCGACGGATATTGTGTCCAGGGTTGAAACGATCAACGAAAACGGAAAGATTATTGAGCAGTGCTACCCCATCCCCCGCGAAGATGAAGCAAGGCCCTGCACGCTATGCGAATCACGCCGACCGATCGGGACAAGCTACAGCCGGGTCTATTGCACCAAGAGCAATGCCCGATATTGCAAATGCTCCTATTGCGGGCACACCTGGACCCAGGAGCGTAAATAATTTAGCCCAGTGTACTAATGGAATAGTACAGGCATCTACCAAGGGCCAGCAAGCCATGCAACGATTGACGCATGGCATCAGCGGCATCTCTGTTGGCACTAATCGACGCAGCTATAGAGGCCCTTCTAACCGGGGGGGCGTCTCAGTATTCCATTGGCTCTCGCACAGTCACTAAGCTCGACCTAGCGGCGTTGATGGCCGAGCGAAAAGCATTACTCCACCAAGTCCAGCGTGAAAGCGGATCGGGCGGTATCTCCCTCGGGCGAATCGTGGGGGGCCGTCGATGATTACTCGATTTATCGATTCGGTTGTCTCGGCAGTTAGCCCCATCGCGGGATTGCGACGGCAGGCAGCACGCAAGGCCCTTGCTAGGTCCTACCAAGGGGCCGAACCATCCCGGGTATCGAGCAACAGGCACCCAAAGAATCTACCAGCCGACCAAGAATTGATGGGGCCATTCGGCGCCGACCGTCTCAGGGCAGAGGCTAGGCGGCTGGTTCGCGATAATTCCTACGCTTGGGGCGTCGTCGATACCATCGTCTCTTCCGTGATCGGCGCAGGCATCCAAGCCCAATCGACCTTTGAGACTCCTGAAGGCGATGACATTGAAGACATCAACGACCTACGCGATAAGGCTTGGTCCGAGTGGTCCGAAGTCGCGGATATCAACGGGCGTTTGACCCTTGAAGAGATCCAGATTATTGCCCTTCGTGAAATGGTCGAAGCGGGCGAAGTGCTTATCCGCATCGTCAATTTACCATCGACGGAATATCGTGGAATCAGCCGACCGATTCCGATGGCACTTGAGATCATCGAAGCCGACAGGCTAGCGACCGATCGCGACACGTACACGATGGGCATCGATCGCGGCGATGGTACTCGGGTAATTCGCGGCATCAAAGTCGATGAATCGGGCAAGCCTCTTGCCTACATGATCTATGACGATCATCCCTTGCAACCCTACGCAGTAAGCCGAACGCCGAAGGAAATTCCGGCCCGGGAGATCATCCACCTTTTCAGGCAAGATCGAGTCGGACAGACGCGGGGCGTTACTTGGTTTGCTCCAGCGTTGGCATCGATTCGCGACCTTGGAACGTACCTTGACAACGAGCTACAAGCCTCGGCTATCGCGTCTTGCTTCACGGCGGCAATCAAGACCGAAACGCCGATGGGCAGACTTAGCGACCCAGACGCGGGCGATGGGATCGACCGAAGAGGCAATCAAGAGCGATACCTAGAGCCGGGGCTAGTCTTCGAGCTTAACCCCAACGAATCGGTCGAGGTAATCAACCCAACGCGGCCAAACACTTCGGCGGGCGAATGGACCAAGGTTATCCTTCGCGGTATCGCGGTAGGGACCGGGCTATCCTACGAGGTTGTAGCACGCGACTATTCGCAGACCTCCTACAGTTCAAGCCGGACCAGCCAGCTTGAAGACCGAAGGCGGTTTCGGATCATCCAGAAATACCTTATTAGGCACCTCCTGCAGCCCGTCTGGGATCGCTTTTGCGATGCAGCGACCAGAACCAGCCTTGACGGCTTCCCTTCGCCTATCGACCTGCTAAGCGACCGCAGACGGTTTACCCCTGTTGAATGGCAAACGCCAAAATGGGAATGGGTCGATCCAGGCGTCGAGCAGCAAACCAGCGAATCTGGCATTAACTCATTCACAGCGACCTACAGCGAAGTGCTTGGGGCTCAGGGGCTCAACTTCCGCACGGTGTTCTACCAACGGGCCAAGGAAAATCGGCTCCTTCAAAAGCTTGGCTTGCAGACGCCAGAGCAAACGCAGCTAGCCATTTCAGCGGCTCAAACCCAAGGGGCGGCAGAAACACAACCAGCGACCGGCAGCGGCGAAATGATGGGGCTATCAACACTTCAATTCAATCGCAACCGCAAAGCCATTGCCAAGACGCTCGACGAGCTTTCCAGCGGGGCCATTAGCGAAGCGGCGGCCAGGGTGTTCCTATCGTCGGTCGGCATGAGCGAAGCAAGCGTACAGGCCTTAATCGACGACGCAAAAGACGGATCGGTAGACACGCTACCGGCTGAGGTGACGGCATGAACAAGAGCGACCTAATCAAGCGACGAAAAGAACTTGACGCAAGACACCAAGCCAAGCCTATCGAGGGCGGTTCGATCGTTCGCCAATTTGGGACCGTGAAAGATGGCCGGGCGGTGATTGCGACAGAAACGCCGGTTATGGTTTATCGAGAGGATCGAGGATGGGTAAGCCAAGTCCTCCTAATGGAAGGCGTCCGGTTTCGCAATGACAAACGCAAGCTTCCGATTGTGGACAGCCACAGGCCGGATTCTGTAGGCAACGTCTTCGGCTCAATTCGCAATATCGTTATCGAAGGCGATCAGCTAATCGGCATTCCTGAGTTTGCCAGCGACGAGCAGGCCCAGGTTATCGCGACAAGATACAACGAAGGCCACCTTAACGACTTCTCGATTGAAGCCGTGCCAATAGAAAGGCAAATCGTTCGAGAGGGCCAAACTTACACTACCCCAAGGGGTCAAGTGATTGAGGGTCCAGCGGAAATCGTACTCCAATGGGAACCCCATAACGCTTCGATTTGCGTAACGGGCGCAGATCCGAATTCTACTGTTCGCAGGTCTTATGACCATGAAAGGGTTGAACGTATGGACGAGTCGCTTTTGGCAACTCTCAAGGGGCTCGGGTTGCCAGAAGGCATGACCGATCCGATGCAGATCATTGTTTACCTCGCAGGCAAGGCAGCCGGGCAAGCCGGTTCTGACGCGGCTCCGATGGAGCAAGTCGAATCGATGGCCGAGGACAAGCCCGAAGAGGCGATGCGGGCCGAGCATGTCGAGCCAACCGGAGACACCGAAAAGAAAGTCGAAGCCGAAGTTGCAAGGCAACTCAAGGCCGCCGACGACCGACGCAAAACAATCGTTGCCCATTGTACGTTGGCAAAGCTTGAGCGTAGCTTTGCAGACGCTTTGGTTGACGATCCATCCGTTACCGTTGAAATCGCTCAAGAAAGGATCATCCGAAAGATGGCCAGTCAACCACTAGGCGGGGCCGTCGAGGGCTCGCACATCGGCTTTGGTGAATCGGAGCAAGACAAGTTTGAAAACGCGGCAAAGGCTGGTTTTACTCAGCGATGCTTTCAAGGCACGGTAAAGCGAACAGCGGCACCAAAGGCAGAAGGGGCTAGCCATTTCGCTAACCTCGGCGTCTATCGGCTTGCCGAAGCTTGCGTGCGTCGAATGGGTGTTGACCCTGAGAAGCACACCAAGAAAGATATCGCACGAATGGCGATGGGACACGCGCCGACCCTCAACATGGTCAAGCGCGGCTTGGCCGATGCGTACCATACAACCGGAAGTTTTCAAAACATCCTGTTCGATGGGCTGAACAACACGCTTCGAGCGGCTTACGAAGAGGCCCCTTACACTTGGTCCTCTTGGGTCCGGCAGCGTCAGAGCGTCGAGGACTTCAAAGATATTCACGCTACCCAGTTGAGCGAATTCCAAAACCTGGAAGTCGTTCCTGAGGGCAAAGAATACCCTGAGAAGAAACTCAGCGATCGACGCAAGACCTACAACATTGACAAGTTCGGTGCGAATTTCTCAGTGACCTGGGAAACGATCATCAACGATAACCTTGACGCGTTGTCGCGCATCCCCTCGATGCAGGGCGTTGCGGCTCGGCGTACTCAAGAGCAACTTGTCTATGATACGTTCCTCTCGAACCCGCTAATGCCCGATGGCGTTGTCTTGTTCTCCGCTTCTCACGCAAGCGGGCGAAACATTACCGCCACCACGGCAGCGGCTCCAAGCGAAACGACGCTTGACGAAGCCTTTGAACTGATGGCCAAGCAGAAGGGATTGAACGGCTCGGTGCTTAACTTGGTCCCTTCGGTGTTGCTCGTACCTCAGCGGTACGCATCGACGGCTCTACGGATTACCAACAGCCTTTCGTTCGCGCAGACCAACGGCAACGAGGGAATCTCTAGCCTCTACGGGGTCAATGGCGTTCGACCGTTGCAAGTTGTCGCTACGGCGTTGCTTGACAACAACAACGCGACGAACTGGTATCTGATCGCGTCGAATTCGGTAGTTGACACCGCCGAAATCGTCTTCTTGCAAGGCGAAGAATCGCCAGTGCTTGAAAACGAATGGACGATGCTCAGCGACAAGTACGACTTCAAGATCCGTCAATCGATGGGTTGTGCGATGATCGATCACGTAGGGTTCTACTCGAACCGCTAAGCGATCGGATGATTTATAGCCCCTGGGCGATTGCTTGGGGGCTTTTTGGGACGGAAACAAAATTCACAAAACAGGAACATAAGAACATGGCAGGCATGAAAGATTTCAAACCGTACTTCGATGACTTCATCGGACCAGCGGTATCCTTTCCGACTTCGGCAAACATCGCTTCTCCTTGGGTCTATACGATCACTGGGGCGGCTCCTCCGACAGCACAGCGGAACAACGATCGAAAGGTCTTGACCCTTACGAGTGCGAGTCAGATTCAGATCCTCGGCGGCGGCCACGGCGACGCCTTGGCGTTCGACGTCGACGACGTTCAGCGGGTTGTTATGCGGGCTCGAATCGGGGCGTCGACCTTTACGAGCGGATCCATCCTGGTATTCGGATTGGGCTCGGCTCGAAACGATACCGCCGACGACGTAGCGGCTAGCGCTTGGTTCCGCATGGAAGGGGCCAACAGCACGACGCTTGTTTATGTCGAGACCGATGACGCGGTTCGAGACAATAACGACGTTTCGACGGGCGTGACCCTTGGCACGACCTACAAGGAATTCGTGATCGACTTCACGGGCGGCAAGCAGGACGTAAAGTTCTACATTGACGGCCAGCGAGTCGCAGCCTCGACGACCTTCGATATGTCGGGTTACACGGCAGGCCTCCAGCCGATTGTTCAACTCCAAAAAGCGGCAAACACAAACGCCGATGTTTTCGAGATGGACTACATCGAGATCGACGGCAAGCGGGTCTAATCCGTGAGCCTTCACGATACCATCATCGAGGATGCCAAGAAGGTATTCGCCAACCCGCAAGACTTCGCAGAGCCGATCGTTTACTACAAAAGAAACGGTCGGTCGAGGAAGATCAACGCGGTAGTCATTCGCGAGGCCCTTGGCATCCTGCCAGAAGATGGTGACGTTGTTTATCCTATGTTTGAAATCCACGTTGCTAACGACCCATCCGAGGGCATCGCAAGCGACGAACTCAACTTGGGCGGCGATCAATTGGAATTTGCCGATCGAGTCGGCCAGCCACCAAAGCGGCATTCGATCCTAAAGCTACTCAGTCACGATGAAGGGATGTTGGTTCTCGAATGCCGCTAGCAGTTGTCGAAGAAATCGCAGTCGTCTTGAAATCGCGTCTCGATGCGATGATCGACGATGCTACGTACTCAACGGCAGTTAGCGAAGTACAGCGACCGAATCGATTTGCCAACTTTACGCCAGTCCATAATCAGATCGTTCTTACGCAAGGGCCAGCCGAGCGAGTCCCTGACTTGGACCGACCCGGCAATCCTCCTGCCAACGCGATGCGGCAGACGTTCAATATCCACTGCCATATCATGCAGGATGAACGCGGGACCGAGACCATCGACGAGCTACTAA